TGTAATCATTGTCTCTCCTTGACGTTTAAGTTCTCAATCTCCACATCATCTACATCATAGATAACATCTGTAATCAAGTCATGAATGTCTTGCTCATGACTGTCTTCGTAGGATGATAGTATGTTATTATTCTTATCAACCTTCATAACAAAAGTAACACTAAACTTCTTCATGCGCTTCCCTGTGTCTTAGACCAGCGTGTAAGTGTAACTACATTATCCTCTACTTCATACGCTGTAGCTTCTGCTTGCTCTTGTTCTGCTTCTGCATACTGATCGGGAAACATCTCTTGAATAATGCCCTGCCGTAGATCTGCAAAGTCCTCCCAAGCATCAGGGTAAAGCTCTAAGAACTGCTGTGCTGCAGACATAGTGAGTGCCTCATCAAGAGCAGCCCTCATGCCATCCTCTGAACCAGCCGAACCAAAGACCATGCCAGTCTTGATACTGCCCGTCCACTCACCGTCCTCAACGACAGGAGATAGTACAATAGCTACGTCACCAGGTTTAATCTCATAAGCCATTACTCTCTCCTCTTAACTTTGACACGTTGCTCTTTCATTCGCTTGCCTTTCTCTTTGAGCCACTCTTCTGGTATCACACGATTAGCCCAGAGGAAACCCTTTTGATCGCACCAATCGCAGTACCTACTCTTGGCTCCCTTGTAAAGCCTTGAATTAGCATTACTAAATACAAAACGAATATCTAGTGTAGGATGCTGACGCTGTATCTCTATATGTTTACGTCTATCTGCAGCAGAAAACAACCCCTTCAGCTCAATAATAATACCATTATCTAGCTCAAAGTCGGGTGTGTATGTACGATACTTTAGATCCTCCCACTCTATCTTTAGCTTTTCATAGGCTACAATCTTCTGCCTATCCTTGAGGTATGCAGCGGCCTCAACTTCAAGGCCACTGCGATACGTTTTAGAGTTATGCCTCCGGTTCGTCTTCGGCATCTTTACCTGCTTCTACGATCTGAGATGCTAGTACATTAGTCAGACCTTCTAGTGCTTTGAACTGCATTTCCAAGCGCTTCATCTGATCTGTTGCAAACATCACGTCATTGTAGAGCTTTGTCTGAGTCTCATTGAAGTCTTCTGTGTAGTAGTCGGTGTCGTTGATAGTTAGTTTAGGCATTCAGATATTCCTCTGCTATGAATGTATAGTCCACAAGTTGTGGGTTTTTGGATTTACTAGGGATGCTTGGACGTGTCTCAAAGTTGTCATGACACTTATGTTTAAAACTGCAGAATTTACAGTCATCAGGTAGCACCCAGTTACCTGTCTTCTTACGGTAGAAGGATTCCTCTACTGGCTCAAAGCAACGCTCAAACGGTTCATCGTTATCAATGTAGTCTACCGTAGCTTGGATGTCGGCTAGAACTGCTTCCTTGTCTACATCCTCAGAGGCGTCTACATACTTGAATTGACCATTTGCTTTGTTGACTACCCACCATCCACCTACATCCTTTCCAGCGGCCTCTGCGTAGCCCACAAGCTGTGCCACGTAGCCAAAGCCGTCCTTGTAGGCTAGTGAACCAAAGGATGCAAACTTGTTATCGTATGACCAAGGTGAGGCAGACTTAACATCGTCAATGCGTCCATCCATCTCCATGTCATACTCACCCTTGATCTCCTGACCATGAGGTAACTTGAGTGTGACACGCTTGTTATCCTCAAACTCTATGCCTGCTGAACGTAGGACACCCTTGAACACAGCCTCAACTATATCGCCAAGGATCATGTTCATCAGGAAGTGTGGAGGGAAAGGTGTTTTGTCTTCTGGATCATTCTTGTCAAACCATAGCTGACACTTAGGCCTACCGATATTAGACATCCGTAAGCGAAAATCATCACGAGGACCACCTGAGAATTGCTTGTACAAAGCAGCCTCAACATCGGAGGCGACTTGTTTAGCCACCTCCTCTGTCATAGTAGTCTCACCAGCCATAGCCTTCTGCAAGAAAGAGAAAACAGCTATCTCTGCGGGATGAGTCATTAGTATGGTGCCTCTTCTACATCAATAATAGAACCTACAAGTGCTGCATCTTCCTTGCTCATACTTGTATTGGAACGCTCATTGTGTAGATCCATGATCTTTCCGTTTGAGTAGCTGACATAATCCAAGAAGTCTGAAGCTACTTTCCTCATAGCAGCAGTGTCTTCGTCTGACTCCTGTACAATATCTCCTACAGAAGAAGTAATGTAGCCGTAGGTAGCACCTGTAGGAATAGAAGCCTCTGCACCACTAAGGATAACCCTAGCCATGTGAGTTTTGACGTTCTTACGTTCAATAGCTTTTTCAGTAGCTGCAAGGCTCTTGAGGCTATCGTTATTTTTAACATCCATAACGAATGGAATATCAACATACTCACCAGAAGTAGGTTGTCCTGCATCATCAAGAGGAGCCTTAACTGTAAGTGTACCCATGAAGATCTTCACACGTTTAGCTGAGCGAATAATCTCCTTAGTAGCTTCAGGTAGTGCGTTCCAATCCTCAATGTAACCAGAGGGACGGCCTAAGTTAAAGCCACCAGTGCTATCCTTTAAGTCGCTGTAAGTAGAACGACTCATAACGGACTTCTCCATCTCATTAGATGAAGCATTCCACCGCTGAAACTGAAAGCGATGCGTGATTATACGAACCTCTACGCTTTCTGCATAGAAGACATCATCACCAAGTGTGATCTTGAAAGACCCAACAGGTAAAACGTCTGTCTTGATCTTCTTACCGCCAAGCTCAATCTCGCCTTTAATGGCTGTACTTAACACGCTAACACGAGCCAGAGAAGATCGTGATTGTGTCTGTGGTTTAGGTTCACCAATAAGCTCTGCTAATGGGTCTAATGAACCTGTTGTTGCTAGTTCTGTACTCATCTGTATATCCTTTACTACAGTCAAAAAGAGTCTTAGTTATACCTCATACATCTCTTACGTCAAGCCAATTCGGCCCAATTTTAGATTCTAATAATAGAGGCACGTTCATTTTTACGTTATAGGCTTTCTCAATTAAGTCTGTCAAGCCCTCATTCATGTCTTCTATAATACTTAACACTGTCTCCTTCTCCTCTGGGTGAATGTCTATAACCGTTGAGTCGTGAACAGTATTCACTAAGCAAGATTGCAGCCCCTTCAACCTCTCCTCCAGTTCAATTAGCACAACAGGAACAACGTCACCAGTAGCAAAGCCCTGCACTGGGTAGTTCTTAATCATGGTGAAGTGCGATACACCACCACGAGCGTTGCGCTTAACATCAGGGAATGCGTACTGCCGCCCTGACACATTAGTAATCTTGTTAAACCGTACAGCTTCATCAGCCAAGTTCTTGTGCCAGTTAGCTACACCCTGATACTTCTCCGTGAAGTGAATGTAATAAGCTTCCTCTGCTTTAGATCTGCCATACCCTGTAGCCCCAAAGAGAGGTGCAAAGGTATGAGCCTTGGCTTCCTGACGTGACGTAACCTGACCTGCATCAGAGATAACCTGTGCAGTATAGCTGTGTACGTCAAACCCTGTAGCAATCTCTTCCATAGCAACTTCATCCTGAGCCAAGTATGCAGCCGTTCTAAATTCAAGCTGAGCAAAGTCAGCCTCACAGATGTAGCCGTTCTCCCAGCGTGACACAAACACTTTCTTTACGGGAAACGTGCCGCCCCTGGGCATGTTTTGCATGTTGGGGTTGCGTCCAGAAAATCTACCTGTACTGGTGATATGCTGAGTGAGTCCCACATGCAGGAATCCGTCTGACTTGGTGAAGGTGTCGATACCTTCCACAAAACTAGAGAGGTAGCTACTAACAGCAGAAAGACGCTTAAGGTCAGTAAGAAACTCAACAGCAGCATCCATGTTGTTCGTTTTAGCAGTTCCCACAAGTACATCTAAGTTATCCTTTCCTGTGCTAAACCCATCAGCACTAACCCACTTCTTGCTAGGCGCACCAAAGCCTAGACCTGCCATATGGTTTAGTTCCTTCAAGCCATAGCCACGAGCATCACAATCCCTACACTTGTTAGGTTTAGCAAACTTAGTGCCATCCTTCTTTGTCTTGTATGTCTTACCTGTACCCGTGCATGTAGGGCAAGTAAAAGCTTTGGTACGTTTTATGATAGTACTGTTTGCTTCTACAGCCTGCTTAAACTCTTTAGGGTTGTTCACGTAATCAAACAGATCCACCCACTCTTTCTTGTTGTTCATCCTGCGAGAGAATACAACCTGAGACATCTGCTCCCGTGACTTGAGATTGATAGGTGTGTCACCCATGATCTCACGCACCTTATGCTGTAGTCGATCCTCAATGTCTGCCTTCTCACGTTCAAACTGTAAGCGTACATCATCTAAGGCTGTACGATCCACCCTGATTCCTGACATGTACATTCGGGTAAGGGTTTGACAGGTTCTGAAGGTAACGTCTCTAACGGTGTGTAGACTGGCTGAATCGGTCTCACCGTAGTCTGCCTCAATGCTGTGGAACAACTCACGAGTTGTGTCGAGATCGCACCTAAGATAAAAGCAAAGCTCACTGAGAGGAATCTCATTTGTATTATACCCTTCCTTAAAGTAACGCTTAAGGGTGTCATCCTTCTGAGCGTTAAGGTTGCGTCTCTCTGCACATGCTTCTAAGCTTAACGGTTCCTTCTGACCACGCAGTAGGATATACTCTGCAAGCATGGTGTCATAGATAGGCCCGTCATACTTAAAGCCACATTCCCATAGCCACATCAGATCGTGCTGCGCATTGTGCATGATGAGAAGAGTAGTCATGTCTAAGATTTGTTGAATTAGCTTACGCCCAGCACCACTGGTGTCTTTCTTCTCAACGTGATCTAATGTTACAATATGTAACTCTTCGTGATTGTCTGCGTTCTGCATACCGACTTGCACGAGGAAGTTACCCTCCTCATAGGGGTCTAGGTGTAGCTTATCCCTACGCCTGTTTGTTGTGTTCTCAACGTCTAGTACAAGTCTCATCTCTCTCTCCTCTAGGCTTGATATAGTGATCTCGCCCCGTCTAACTCACAGTGTACTACACCGTGCCAACCACCCTTAAGCTTATTCTTAGCTATATTCAAGTGCCGTTGTGTATCTTCTTCATCAGCACCCTCAACAATGGGGTTCTTAGAGATCAGAACCATAAGGTCTGCCTCTGCTGCTTTACCTGTCTTACTGCCTTCCATCATGGATTGGTCTACATATACCTTACCCTCTGCTACAGCACTCAGCTGTGACATCCATACAACACAACAGTTGTATTGCTTGGCAATGTTACGAGCATAGATAGCCGCATCTTTTAGGTACACATCGGACTTATCACTTGTCTTGCTGGCAAACTTGTCACCCATGTCCAGGATCAGTACGTCAGGCTTCTCTTGTTTGACCAGAGACTCAACCCACTGCATATCCTTGTTGGTGCTGTCCTTGATGCGGATGTTCTTCCTAACAGGTTCATAGCGGCTACGAGCGAGGGCTACGTTAGCCTTAACCTCATCCATAGACATGTTAGAGGCTGCGCTCAAGTAACGTGCTCCTACACGCTCATATGCTTCCTCATTACATAGCACAACACACTTAGCACCTTGATGCGCCCAACCCTCAGGTCCAGCAATGAGAGACGCATGGAAGGATGTCTTGCCTGTGTTAGGACGTGCGCCTACCAACAGTAAGTGACCACCACTGACACCCTCTACCTTGCGGCGTAGGCTAGGGATATTAAACTTCCACTGTGTCTGTAGATCGTTTGCTTTGAGTAGTGTGTCGATACTAATGTCTTCCCACTCAATACGAAGGTTGGGGGTGAAGTCATCCTTGTAGTTCTCAAGCATACGTCTGAGAGGCTCTAGGCTGGTCTGTGTGCCGTTAACGAAGTCAAAGCCTAGGTTGGCTACCTGTTCGCCTACATACTGCTGAAACATACTGCCAAGTACGTCTGTAGCAATATCTTCTTTGATAGTGTCTTCTTTATTTATCTTGCGAAAGAGATCTTCATAGGCAGTCTTAGTGGCAGTTGTCATCGTCTGGTTCTGTGAATAGAACAAGGCCTCTAGGTCTGATGTGTTTAAATCGCCATCATATGTCCTCATGGCAGCATCTAGTGCCTGCTTGATCTTGCGTACATCCTTAGTGAAGATTTTATCAGGGCAGCGAATGCCCTTGTGTTGTTCATAGAAGTCACGGTTAAGTAACGTCTTAATCAGTGCCAGTTCCATCATTGTCTTTCTCTCCTACAAAGATACGATATAATACTTCCAGTGCAATCAAAGGCCACAGGAAAGCAAACTTGATAGGGCCAGAGTTATCCATCTCCTCATCCTCTGGCTCTACCATATGGTATAGTAAGGGTAGGGCTAACACATACATTGCGAATACGCCAGCGAAAAACCCTTGTCCTAGTTCATTCATACTTGTGGCCTCTCAAATGTTATGTAGAAAGCCCCTTCTTTACTGTTGTATGCTGCCATAATATCAATGAGTTGCTGATGGCTCATGATAATCATCTGGTAACAGTCCATGTCTGGTTCAAACTGTCGGATATATACATCACCATCATCACCTAAGATGACTTCCACATCCTCGTGCATGTCATCCTGGTCTAGGGTTGTGATTACAGCAGCGTCTGATTCAAACTCAACTGTGTACATCAGGTTGCTCCGCTACAAGAATGTTAACGTGAGCTACGTTACCTTCCACACGGGTGATGACATACTCAAGCCCTGCCTTGGTGAGCAACAAACGTAATTGACCTACAGGTATCATGTCTTATCCTTTCCATCTAGGTGTATCAGACGATCCAAGTACCACTGTGACTTGAGTAGATCCTCTTGCTTGTTCTTGTAACGCCAGCGGTGTAGGTACTTAGCTATGTTACCACGCAGGTAGCCTATGTATTCCTCTGTGGTGAGGAAGTCTTCAATGTAGTCAATACATTCTATCTTACCCTTGCCGTAGTGTGCTGGGTTGTTGACGTTATCCGCTGTGTGTTCTGACATTACCTTCTCCTTAAAGTCTTCATGCTCTTTCATCAAGCGTTTCCACTCACTGTTTATCATCACTCTTCCTCCAAACAGAACCCACACCATGTATCCTTACTAGCATTACCACAGCTGACACACTTGCGCCACTTGTTCTTCTCGTCACGCTCCAAGGATGCCTTACGTTCTTCTGGTGTCATAGGTCTGATGTCACTAAAGTCTGCCTCTAAGGGCCACTCATTGTCTGTCACGGAGTACCTCCTCATACTTGTTGAACAACTGCTCAAACTTCCACTGGTATAGCTGCTGCATACCCATCAAGGTGTTCATCATTTCGTCTGGGGTAGGCTCACGCTCACCATCACCTATCTGTCTAAAGACAACTTGAAGGTCATCACAGACGTGCCAACAATCCATAATCATAGGCTCTAAGTCATACAGTTTAGCCATCGTCATCCTCCGTTAGTGCATCCCATGACACAGGGAACAGCTCAATCATCTTGTGGTCAATCTGTCGTGCTACCTCTCGTGTCTCTGCCTGTGTGTCAGCCTTGCATCTAAGGTTACACATATCAGCGAAGGCATCCAAGCTACCTGACCAGTACCACTCAGTCATAGTAGACTGTGGTAAAACCATCCGTGCCATCTCAGGTGCTACACCATGCTCAAGAAGATCGTTGTAGGATTTGAGACATGCCCAGTTAGTATCACCCCAGTCACTTACATCAACGACACCATCAGAGCCTTGCTTCTTGTCAGCGCTACGTCCACGCCACACGTCAGGTACATAGAACTCAGGCTCATCATCTACGTATCGCCTGGATATTTCGTTCCATCTCAAGAACTTATGCTTGACTAGCTGTCGTGCTACAAAGATCGGAGCCTTGACGTGGAAGCTTGCAAAGCAATGCCCAAAGGGACTGATATGTTTGTGCTTGGCTAGATAACGGATGAGCTTATCATCCTTAGCCTTGAGCTTAGGTGGTCCCCACGGATCGTCTTCCATCTGAGATGTCTTACCAAATGACACTCGTGCAGCGTTAGCTACCGTCAAGTCATTACCCATGTGGTCAATGTATGTTGCTTTAATCATCAGAAGGGAACCTCACCGTACTTGTTTCGTGGATCTACATAATAACCTGGCTGCATATAGTCAGGCTTCTCTGCGCTGGGCTTAGGGTGGACACTCTCTAGGCCCATCTCTTTAAGGAAATCTTTAAGATCGTTCATGATAGTAATTCCTTTAATCTCTCTAGGTCATCAGTTAGCCTATATTTGATGTCATCGTCAAGCCGGAAGGCTGTACTATTTGCATTTGTCCATAGTGCTATCTCTCTACTAAACTGCAAAGTCTTGTGTGCAGCATCAGGATCTAGTGCTACGATAACATCGTCATACTCGCTTATTTTATCCATGTGTGCGGCTGTAAGGGCTGTGCCAAGGATTGCCATAGCTGTTACATTAGGGAACTCCTGATAAGCAACCATAGCTGACACACAATCCTCTAATACTAGAAGTGTTGAACCAGTCCCTACAGTGTAGTAGTCTGCCTTACCTGTATAGCGATACCACTTAGGCAGCTTATCGCCCACTGCACGTCCATTAGCATCAATGATGCGCCCTTTGTAGTGTATCGGGAATACAACACGTTCATCCTTAACGTCATAGAGTAGGCGTCTGTCTACGATACCCCAGCGTTTAGTGAACCTGTGAAACTTATCATGCTCTGCTGTAGGCTGTACCACATACTCAGGTATCTCCATAGTCTCAGGCTCCATCTGCATAGGCTTCTCTTGTTTAGCCATGAGGATCTTTATCTCTGATGCTGTCAGGTCAGTGTGATGATACCCGCCAATGCTACAGTCTAGCTTGTAACAGTTGTACTTGATTAGACCCATCTCTTTAGTGACAGTAAATGTGTTCCTGCCATAGCAGGATGGGCAGTTCATACGTCTGCTCTCATCCTCTCTTAAGTCGAGGCTGTCTAAGTATTTACGAATGTTCATCTACCTACCCTTCCGCTTCACACCAAAGTGTTTTTCCTCAAAAGTAAGTATGCAGTGACAGTTAGCACACAACACTTGACACTTAGCTATCTCTGACCTTAGCATCTGTTTACCTTTAGTGTGTCTTTTCAGGTACATATTATGTGCCCTTTGTGCTATAAGGAAACATTTATCCTCTGGGTTGATATGGTTGAACTGTAATGCCTGTGCACTTTTGTTGTAGCCACACTTAGCGCAACCCTTCCTTACTTTGTAACGCTTTAGTACAGCCTGACCATAGTCGTATCTTTTTCTCTTCCTAATGTTATCTCTGTTTATTGTCTCAGGGGATCTAACTCTCGTCATCGTCTTTACCTCTCGCTGCTAGTGCCTTAGATGCACCACTGAATGTATTGACCATGTAAGGCTTTACTGATCCAACTTCCTTGTGTCCTGTTACCTGCATGATACCTGCTAAGTCTGCACCACCCTCCATCATCTCTGTCACAGCGGTACGCCGTAAGTCCATAGCTGTGAGTGTCATAGGTAGATTAGCTTCCTTGAGTACCTCATTGATAATGATACCTATTTCTACTTTATCGTAGGGTGAGTACGCCCCCGCTCTAGGCTTGACACGAGGCGCAACGTAGTCCTGGAACCCAAAGTCTTTCTTTTGCTGTCGCAGCATATCACACAAACCCTTAGAGATAGGAAGGTGTATCTCTGCGTTGCGCTTGCTTTGAGTTAAGTCCATGCGACACTCAGTTAAGTCTAGTTTGTCCCACTGGAGAACACGCATATCACCAACACGCTGCCCCCAATCGTATGCCATGTGGACAATAAGCCCAATGCTGCGCCAGCGGAAGTCACCATAAGCTGTGGAAAGGAATGTCTGAACTTGATCTCTGCTCCATAGTACACGCCGTGGTTGACCAGACTTGGTTTCTAATAGAGCCACTGGATCGTGCGTCATTACGTCATGTCTCATTGAATGTTTCCATGCTACAGACAGAACAGACTTGCGGTAGTTAGCCGTACGAACACCAACAGATAGCCAACTCTCATAAGCCTGAGTAAGGTGACGTACCTTGATACTCTTATGGCGATACGCCCCAAGGCGCTTGCCCTCCACTACTGTGCTACACACCGCAGCCAGTTGAGTATCGTAGTCCTTCTGTGTCGTAGCTGCCAACCTAGCAAACGCAGGTGACTTGGCATAGAAGTCTACGATCTCTTGTAGTGTGGCTGATGCCTTGGGGATATTCATTTCTCTCTCCTGTAGTTTAAGGGTTTATATAGACGTAGCCTAGGTAAAGAAAGGGTGCTAAGACATACAGACCTGCTAGTGATCTTAGTATCTCTCCTATCATGATCTATAGCTTTTCAGAACAGTATTCTTAACGCTCTTCATGGTTATACGATGCACCTTGTTGTCCTCAAATAGTTTAGATCGTAGACGGTGGGCATCGTAGGGTGTGAACACTGTAGATACAAACTCCTCATGCTGATTGACGTATGTGTTCTTGTAAACCTTGATTGCTCTACTCGCTATCATTACGTTGTCTCCTCTTCTTCCTCTTGCCAATCTCCGCAGCTCTCACAGCGAGCATCAGCTACATACTGGTGATAGATCACAGTATGCTCATCACAGTGAACACACGGCTGTTCTTGATAGTCCATCATTACGCTGTCTCCTCAATAAGCACATAGCGTGTGTACTGCTGACCTGTCACAGGGTGCTTACCCTTAACGCCATCAATGCGGTAGCCGGACTTGCGTAGCTCAGAGATACGCTTAGTGAATGACTGGATGCTGTAGTCCAGCATAGCCTCACGCTGGGTCAGACCCTTGGTTGCACGAAGGTGTGTGATGATCTTAGAGTTTTGTGTGTTAGTCATGTCTCTCTCCTTTGTTAGACATTTATAGATTAGTAATTGTGTTTGGCTGCGTCAATGTTACCATTATGTCACGTCACATTTCAGCAACACCCAGGACGCCAGTGTTCTCCCACTCAGCAAACAACCCCTGCTTTTCCAGGATAGCATTGATCTTGTGGTTGACACCAAAGTCATCCAAGACAGTGCCACCAAACTCACAGTAGTAGTCAGCCCACACCTCTGGGTAGTTGTCCTCACCTGAGATACGGAAGCCATCGTCATCCTCATAGACTGTGACGCCTAGCTTCTTGAGTTGGTTGTATGCGGTACGATAATTCTTCTTCATTGTGTTACCTCTATTTCTGTTTTGATACCTTCCATGCGGCTGTAATTAGCAGCCAGCCTGTCTGCCTCCCTCATGTCTGTCACGTTGTGATAGCACAAGGGTTTGTGCGTGATCTTGCTGGTGATTATGATACGGATCATGCGCCTAGCTCCTCTGCCACTAAGTGATACACTGCGCACCGATCCAGATAGTATTGCATGGCAGCCATGTCAGTGTAGTCTGGCGCATCCATGCCGGACATCTCAATGTCATTGTCAAGCATTTCATGCAGCGTGAGTAGCTGGCTTGTTGTTAGTTCTAGCGTGTGCATTATTCTAACTCCTCTACATAGTTTATGTTGTAGTCTGCGCAGTCTAATGTGTCATGCACTGATAGTTCACGCACTATTTGTTCTGCCTGTTCTTTATTATCAGCCTCAACCTCAAACGAGTTATATATGGTAATACTTACATCATACT